CAATTGTTGGTAGGCACGCTGAACTGCGACATCCTACGGTAGACCTTAGCCCTGACCGATTTTGCCGTAGAGTAGGTGGTTATTTTGAGATATGCGGTGCGCGCCTCACGCTTGCGCCCAAGCCGCCAATAGAACTTTCGTGTATCTCCCGTCGCCCTGAACCTCACTTTGGGAACCACGTTGTTGTAGTCTTCACTCCTAAGTTCGCCGTCGGTGTACTGCCAAGTTGCGGACTTGAATGGGAGAGTGTCATAGGTCTGCCACGTGGTTCCCCCATTAACGGAGTACTCGAACAGGATGCCCCCAGTTGACGTACCTTCGCTTGAGAAGTAGTAGTCCAGCTTGAACTCGCCGTCCACGTCAAACGATGAGGATGTCCAAGCCCCCGAAGGGTCGTAATCATCGGTGCTTATGTCGGACGCGGCCTCGGTGTACCCGATCTTCAGCCATCTGCCGACATCGGCGGAGGTGAAAATGTCATCGCTTGATGTGACCGTCACGGTCTGCCCGTAAAGCCCCGTGGAACCACCGTAACTTGTGACCGTCATGGTATGAGAATCGTCACTGTTATCCTTCATGAAAGGCCCGTTCTCCCAATCGAAGGTGTCAAGAGTCCATGTTGTATGAGCGGAACGGGTTATCGTTCTCGTGTCGTATGAGGGATGGAAGACATAGAGGGTGTCGGCAGACTGTTGGAAGCGGAGATCGAACAGAACGCTTTCAGGCCACGGGGTCGCTATCTCGTAATCGGCATCGGCTACCCACTTGTCCTCCCATGATTCACCCGTTCCAGGTTCGGTCGTCGCCCCCGAAGTGTGAGCGGAAATACACCTGTAGATCACATCGTCATTCTTCACGAAGTCCGCAACAACGTAGCCAGTCGCTGTCGCCCAGGCGGATGTAGTGGACGTGGTATGGACTACCTGCCCCCCGTCCTTGAAGACCCTCATGTAGTAATCCCCGAACTCAAGGACATACGCCTGTGTGGTCGAGAACTCGAAGGACACCACCCTGACCTCTTTGGACGAGTCCTTGACCGTGCCGATGTACTCGAACCCCGGACGGTTGACAACTCCACCCTGAGGAAGGACGATGACATTACTCCCCGTCCTTAGTCCAAGGTAATACTGGTTGAGGTCAGTCCTCTTGTGCAATGCCGGAGCGAGTACCCCTGCGGCGAAAGATGGCCTGATAGGGTAGAGGCTCATGGTATTACGAAGTCCTCCGGGAAGTCAGCGCATCGGATGTGAAGACGAACTGCCTGTACCCTTCTGCCTTGGACGCTACGATGGCATGGTTTATGGCGTGCTGATAGAGTTTGAACATGGTGTCCTTCGCGTCTTCCCTCTGCGTCAGCGGATAGGCGATGTCGTAGGCAAGCCGCAGGGCGAAGCAGGTCACGAATTCAGGAGGCCATACGCCTACAGAGTCAAGGACATAGGTATACCTTGCTACCGCATCCTCCACATTGCACCAGATAAGAAGTCCATCCTGCGAGTCGTTGAGTCCTATCTCGTATTTGATCTTCTGTCCCAGAGTCCCGGCTGTGTCGATTATCTCCCTGACCATGGCGCAGTCGTCTGGGTAGGTGTATGCGTAGTCCCACATGTCGGACTCTTCGGTTTCATCCTCCGTCAGGTCAACCTCAAGGGACGCGAAACGCCAGTCCGCCGCCCGTAGGACTTCGCGCAGGGAGATGGGCCAGTAGAGGTTGACGAGTTCCGCCTCTGTGGACGTGTCTGTATCGAGATCCGTCAGGCTCATCCCTGCAAGGTGGCGAAGGGCGATATTGGCAATATTAGTTTTAGTAAGGGCTGAATAACCCGAACTGCTCATGATTGAAGCCCTCCTTCAAAAAAAGAAGGGGGCGAATGAACGCCCCCTGTGTTGTTATTCCCCTGCTCCGTAGTCCTCTGTAGCCAGTACGGTGCTGACACTGTATGCCCTGCCGTCAAGTGTGGCGGCGCAGACATAGAACGCGGTCTTTGCAGTATCGGTTATCTCAAGGGTGTATATACCCGTGGCAAGAGGCTGTACCAGGAGTGCCTTCTTAGCCGTGAAAGTCGCAAAGTCTGCACCTGATTCGGCCTTTGCCTGCACCGTGCCCGATGCGGAAGTCCCAGTAAGCCCAACACCCGTAGCAGCATCGGACAGCCAAACCATGAACGGACGTGCCCCGTCAACTGTTGCCCCTGCCGCGTCCTTCAGGGTAATGGCGACCTCGCAGACATCAGACGCGCCCGCAGAAGCCGAAAAGGAGAACGATGCTACAATGTCGTCAAGTAGGTTGAGTTCCGCTGTGGTGACTGTGGCATCGTCAAGGATGTTCAGTTCTGCGGCGGTCGCAGTGACCTCAGTGCCTGCATCAGCCCCAAGGTAAAGTGCCGCCGTGTGAAACTCGTCAAGTTCCTTGTTCTCGCCAAGCACAGCCGCCTTTGAAGCAACGGCAGTACCTGCTACCGCTGTATCGAGAAGGTTCAACTCAGCCGCAGTAGCGGTCACGGCAGTACCCGCACCGGAACCAAGTTTGAGTCCGCTATCCGCAACAGCGATAGTGTCCACATTCTTGTTGGCTCCAAGGATAAGAGCCTTGGAAGCCACAGCAGTTCCGGCAGTAGCGGTGTCAAGCAGGTTAAGTTCAGCCGCCGTTGCTGTGACTGCCGTTCCTGCCCCCGAACCGAGTTTCAGCCCGGAGTCCGCTATGGAGATCGTGTCTATGTTCTTGTTGGCACCGACAATGACCGCCTTTGATGCAGTAACCGTCCCTGCCACTACATCGGTCAGGTACGCTACCTCATCGGCATCGACATCGGACAACCTTTTAGCGAGAGCCGCGCCGAACTTGTTTGCCCTTCCTACAGCCATTTAGTCATCCCCTTCCATGAGGGCAAGAAGTTCCTTCTTCGTCATGCCCTCGTCCACTTCAAGTCCCTGCGCCTGCGCCATCGCAAGAAGATCGTCATGATTCATCCTCATGGACGCTTTAATCTCATTTTCAGACTCTTCCTTAGGCACAGGTTCCGGTTCCTCTCCCGGCACAGGCACAAAATGAGGCGGGGGGGAAACCCCGTCTTCGAACCAACAGAGTTCCCCCTCGCGCCTTCTATGCTGTCCCGGAAACTGGCATTTCCGTGTGCATAGGTACTGCTTCATAACGTGTTACCCCCTATGCGGTTACGTTGGCACTCTGTGCGTCAAGGGTGATGTAAGCGTCGAATATCCCCGCCGTTGCCGCATGAGTCCCGATGGTGTACTCAAGGTTCAGGTAACGCAGTCCCGAAGGAACGCTGATGGGAACCTGGATAACATCAGTTCCCTGACATACATCTCCCGCCTCGGCCAAGGTCTGCGAACTCCAGATATTGACCGCGCCGGAGCTGAACGTGGTGTCAGCGTCCGCCTCAAGGTCAAAGGTTATGGTCGCGTCCTCTTCCGCACTATCCATCGCCGTGGTAAATACGATGTTCAGGTAGACCACCCTGCCTGCAAGCCTGTCCGCAGCCTGAAGATCAACGTAATTGGTGCAGTCGTGAGCAGCGGCAGTCCCGTTTGTCCCGCTAGAAAGATCAAGAGCATCCGCAAATTCCAGGTCGCTATCTACAAAAGCCATGTCTGGTCACTCTCCTTTTCAGTTTCTGTTAAGCCCACTAGGAAACCTGGGACTCGGTGCTGACTATCGAGTCACACTGTTTAACCGGGATGCCGCGGAAGAACGTGGTGGGCCTTCCGGCGTAGTCGTTGAGTGTGAGGTACACGTTGTGTTTGTCCTCGATCATGATGTCCAGCCACGTCTTGACAGTCCTGCTCACGTAGAACACGGGACGGCAGGCGTTCTGGTTCGGGAGAAGATTCTGCATCTGGATCATGTACTGGATTAAATTGATAGAACTGTCGGAGGAAGCCCCATAGGTCGCGAGTGCGGAACCGTCGATGTTGGCAAGCCTGACGAGGTAGCGTGCGTCCTCAACGGCAAGGCCGGATTCCCACACGTAGTGAGTCCTATAGCCCTCGTACCAGCCGTTGGTCGCGTCTCCGAGAGTGACCTGCCCTTTGTCCTCCATCACGAGTCCTGCCTTGGAAGCCCGTGGGAATATGCCGTATATCGGCCCCCAACCGACAAGGAATATGGAGGTGCAGTCAGTCCCGTCGTCAGTCCCGCCCCCGCCGAGTACGTAGGTGCCGAGCGCGTTAGTCCTGACGGAAAGGCCGTTGAACTCTTCGGGTGCGGTCAGTGCGCTTCCGTAGAACAG